TTAATCTCTTGAGTTACATAACTTTTTAATCAGATACATCTTTAGCAACTCGTCTAAATCAATTTCGGACAGGTTAATTTTATCGCAGTCGAGTTCGAAAATAGGTGTTGTTTCTTTGGGTATTTCGTCTTCGGGGGCATCTTCTTCCGGTATGGGGTCCTGTTGGCAGGCGCAGGGTTTTTCTTCGATGGGGGCGGACGTTTCACCCAAACCGCTGCGCGCGGTAATTCTGCCGGAGAAGCCGCACCGCCGCATTAAATTTTCCCACGTAATTGGACCAACGACCCCATCTGCCGATAAACCATTAGCGCGTTGGAAGTTGCGTACCGCCACGTCTGTTAGCGAACCAAAAATGCCGTCGGTAGCAAGGTTTGCATTGTTTACGGCGTTAAGGCATTGCTGGACTTGGCGCACATTGTCGCCGCGCACGCCAACGCGCATCAGGTAGCCCGGGTAGGGGGGCATGGGACGTCCGTAGCAACGGGGCATGAGGGCATTCCACGTAAGCTGGCCTATAATGCCGTCGGGGTTTAAGTTTTCCGAACGTTGGAACGCCATCACCGCGGTTTGCGTAAGCGGACCGAAGACGCCGTCCGCGTTAAGCCCCGCATTGTTTACGCTGTTTAAGCAACGTTGAATGCGCTCTACGTCTGCCCCGCGAGAACCTACGCGGATAAGCTGCCCGGGGTAGGGCGGAATGTCTGAAGGCGGCGTAACGGGGGGCGGCGTTGGGGGCAGGGGGGGGACAATATTGCCCGTATTGGGTGGAATATTTACCGTATCGCGAATGCGCCAGTACACGCTATAGAGCATACGCCACGTATTTGGACCAATTACGCCGTCTGCGTTAGGCCCAAACGCGCGTTGAAATTCACGCACCGCATTGGCAAAGTCCCGCGTAAAGGCGGAATTTTGTGTTACGGTGGGCACTTCGGGGTAAAAGCGCGAAATAAAATTCATAATATACTGCGCTTGCCCCACCAGCCGCCCGCGTGCGCCTTCGCGGATAATGTCCGTAGGCGGCGTGCGCCCAATGCCTTGAATAACGCCCTCGCTCGTGAGTTCCCCCAAATCCGTAACCGCAGAAAACGCGCGGGAAATATTATTCCACGTTGCGCGGTCGGTAAGCCCGCTGGGCGTAACATTTCCCAAGGTGTGTATGCCTTGGAAGGCGCGTACCGCCGCTTCCGTTTGCGGTCCGTATACGCCGCTCACGTTTGTAATTAGCGGAATAATGGGGAAATTTACACGTATGCGGTTAAGCCAATTTTGCAAGGTACGCACGGCATCGCCGCTCATGCCCGGGCGCAGCGTATAACCAGGGAAACTTTCACGCACACCGCCGATGTTATCCGTTTCCACAATTTGTACATCGTTGGGGTAAAAATGCCTCAGAATTTGCAAAGCATTACGCCCCTGCTGCGCCAGCGTAACGGTAGACCATTGCCACAAACCGGGGCACGTCATCCTCCGCCCGTCACAATATTCAATGAAACATAGAAAAAACGGCAGTAATTTCCAATTTTAAGGATAGGCTCTCGCCGTCTTTGTCCTTATTTTACTGGATTTTACGCCGTTGTTCAATGGTAATTGTGTACTTGGATGAATGGTTATGTTTGGGAATTGCACCGATTTGCACCAGTTTTATAAATAATACTATTCCGCTGGTGTAGTTGGTAACGCTCCATGCTCAAGCGATACAATAGGTCTTTTTTGGAAAAATTCGTGTCCGACAAATCTATCCGCACCTTCATTTAGCGATACAGTCATGTCCCTAGTCGTTGCTTGAGGTTGCGGTGTAGGTCTCTGACTAGCTGTATCTCGATAATCTTTGGTTAGTTTTGCCATATTAACGGTTACATCTTTGGGGTCTGCCATGTTTTCACCTCCTAAAATGATATATAAGTAATCACGCACAATATAGTGCAAACAATACCATATAATGATTTTTTATAGAAAATAGCCTTATCTCCATTTACTTCTCTGTGTTGAATAATTATCTTTTTATAGGTAAATATCAACATACATAGTGATTTTATTCGTTCTTCTCCTAGCATTTCTTCATCAATACTCTTGACTTCAAAATTATCATATTTTGACGTTGATATAGTCCTTAATACCATGATAACAGTAAACGCAAGACCTAAATACACCATAATGCCAGCGAGTATATGAATTAAAATAGCAAAAGTTAAAGGGTAAACCATTGAATGTATTATATCTGAAATTCTTATTCTGTCGAAAAGAAAAACACTAATAGCGGCAATCACCGTTATTACTAAGCCTGCTCTCATTTCAAAACTTTGTTTTTTGTTTCGCTCTATTTCATATTCTTTTTTTACTACATCGAAATATTCCAGTATTGCAGTATCCGAAATATCCAAAAGTTCTGGGGGTGTAGTAGTTTCATCTACTGTGGCTTCTGCCGGTGTTGATTCTTCCATAGGTAACGCTGTACCGGTTTCCATTGTTTACCCCCTTTGCCTATGCGTTCGATAAAAACTCATTGAGTGCATCTCTTAAAATTGTTGCTACTTCCTTATCAAATTGCATATTTTGAGGGCAACCTCTTTCACGCGCAACATCACCATTTTTATAAGACCATATGGAAAAATACTCCTCGTCGGCGTTAAAGTCTGCGGCTGTTACGGCTGTTTTGCTTGTTAGCCGCTGTATGTTTTTGTTGGTGTCTTTTTCCAACGATTTAATTATTGCCATGCGAACCCCCACAATTTTTAACATTCATTTGAACCCCACTATGAAGATTATAACAAGACTTGTCCCTTTTTACAATCCTAAAAATGGCAAGGCGTTCACCCTTGCCATTCCCTAACCGTCACCGCTCCCGGAAGCGCGGCGGCGTATATTTTCAAATCCTCTTTGTACCCCTCGAACGTGTCAATTCTCGTTATATCGTACAATACGCCCCGGTATTCGATAAAGGTATCGGCGGCGTTTATATCGTTGCGCCAGTTTATGGTAAATAGCATTTCCTCTTTCTGTTGTACGGCTTTTGCGCTGTAAAACTCCCCCGCCGATAATTGCCGCACATACGCCCACAACTTACCCGGATGTATCGCCGTGTAAATCTCGCTTGCAAAACCCGCGCTATCTTTTACCGTTGTTTTTCTGCATAACACTATCTTTTTATCTTTCAAGTTCCGCATACTTCCCGCCCTTTCCCGCCAAAAAAAGAAATACAATCATAATGCCGCCGTGTATTCTGCGTAATGCTCATACAGTCCAACATAGGCATTTAACAAACTGGCTGTACCGTCTATGCGCTGTTTTGGTGACTGATTTTTGACTGGTACAATGTTTCCGTTGCGGTCTGTCTGTATGCCTGTATTCGTCAAACACCATTTTAATATTTGATTGTTATTGTAGTTTACCCGCTTGGCTTGCAAGTCTACCCCTAACATCTGCATAGGCAATGAGAGAGTTTTTGCCCCTTGTATGCAACGCTCCATTCTAAACCCCTCGGATTCCATTTCCTGTACCCAATATTTCGCGCTGTAGCTATCATAATAAACCCATGCAATGTTTACCCCTGTCACTTTTACCATATCCACAAACCATGCTGTTATATCGCTGTAATTGATACAATTTCCTTGACATAATCGCAATAAACCCCGCTCATGCCATAAATCATAACGTATTTTATCAATCTTTACCCGGTCGTGTAGCACATCAGAGGGCAACCAATACATTTGATGTATGTACTTTTTATCTTGCCCCGGCTTCATCACTAAAACAGTAGCGCAAGTTAAATCTGTTGTGATACTCAAATCCGCGCCGCCTATGGCAAACGTACCCCGGAAGTCGTTTATGTCAAATGTTTCCTCATTGTTTATATCATCATAGCTTAACCATGCTGTTTTAGAAGTTTCTCGAATGTTAAAATCTTTCGTTAAAATCCCGGTTAAATCGGCGGGGTTATTCTTTGCACGTTCCACCTTAAATTGTATATCATCCATGCGTTTAATGCTTCCCAACGCCGGGTTAGCTTTCATCCATGCCGCCGGATTGCTCCATTCTTCCCGGCTGTCTAATTCGTAAATGATAGGTAAAAAGCTGTTATCTATAATGATACCGTCTGCAATATCACACGCATATTTGTATATATCATCAAATATGCACTCTCTAACCGTTCCGGCTGTGGTTATCATAATTAGAAGTGGTTGCCGCCTTGCCGCCTGTGATTGCTTCATTACCTCGTATAAGTTGCGGTCTTTAACGCCGTGTAATTCATCCATAATAACTAAATGCGCGTTCAAACCGTCCAATGTATCACTATTCCGCGCAAGGGGCTGTATTTTGCTAAATGTAGCTTCATGGAATAAATCCATTTTGCGCTTTTTAACGTGCTTTTTTAGCTGTGGGGATTGCTTAACCATGTTGTGTACTTCATCAAATATTAACCGCGCCTGTGCGTATTTTGTGGCTGTGCTGTACACTTCCGCGCCGCCCTCGTTATCTGCTAACATCATATACAACGCTATCCCCGCCAAAAGTGTACTCTTACCGTTTTTTCTTCCCACCAAAAAGAAACATTCCCTAAACTGCCTTAACCCTGTAACCGGGTCAATTATTCCAAATATCGCTTCTATTGCCGCCTTTTGGAATAATTCTAACTGGATAGGTCTACCCGCCCATTCCCCTTTTGAGTGCTTACAAAACCGCTCTATAAAGTCCACGGCTCTTTGACTTTTTCCGGGGTCTAAGAAACATTTTTTAGTATTTATATTTTCTGTGAGTGTAGCATACACGCGCTGTAAACGCTTACAAGCCGGAATATCCCCGGCTTGAATAAGCGCGTTATATTCAGCTATATAACTCATGCAACCGTTACCCCCTATGACTTATTAGAACCCTGTATAAACGCCGTTAAACCGTCTAATTCGTCTTGCGGTGGTTTCTTGGGTAGTAAGTCGGTTAATTGCTTTATAAGGGCAGAATAACGCTTACAGAGGGTATCATAATTGCGTACATCTGCATTATCCGTTGTACTGCCTGTTTCAAGTTTCTTTTTGCTCTCTCGTAAAGGCTTTTTAAGAAATAAAATCTCGTCTATGATAAATTCCCCGGCTGTTTGTTTATCTTCGGGAATAAGTGTTAGTAAATGCTCAAGCCTTATCTGGTCTTTGGTCTTTCTCATGCTATCCCGCTCCAATCTCTTATAAAAGTTTAGAAAAATCAGGGAGAGGAAAAGTACACCCCCTGCCCGGTGTTGTTCTTTGTTCTTTTTTGGCGGGAATAGGGGGGATATAATTCGACACGAATTATATTTTACTTGCCTATGTTAGTTTGATAACATTCCCCTCGCGGTCAAACCCTATCCCCGCCGCCGCTGCCGCGCCTGCGTTCCCATGTTCCGCATTATGACACGCATAACATAGACATTCTAAATTATCCGGGTTTAATGCTATTACAGGATTATTCACATTCCAACGGTCAAGATATATTTTATGGTGTGCAACCTCACCAACGCCGCCGCAACGCTCACAAATATAATACTTTGATTGCAAAAATAGCTTTGATACCTTGCGCCACTTTTGGCTATTGTAAAATTTATCACTCATACGATAACGCCTTTAACAGATTATCAATTACCCTGTTTAGTTTGTCGGTATCGCTACTTTCGCCAAAATACCATAATTGCAAGATAAACCGCGCCGCCGTTTTTGCAAGCGGTGAAAATTCTGCGCTTGCTTCTTCTTTTTCCGCTGTTTTTGGACTTGCCTTATATCCCGCCGTTATTTCTAAATATGCGGGCAATGCTTCGACAAGTGCAATTATTTGCGGGTCGTTATCTGTACCGTCTATGCGTAAAATATCCCGCGCTTCGTCTATGGTGAATATGCCGCCGCTGTCTGTACTTATGCCGTTGTAATGGTTAGCTTTGCAAACGCTTCATTTACAAGGGGCTTCCCATCCGCAACCGCCATTGCTCTATAATCAATTAAACCGCTTGTAAATCCGCTTTCGCGTGATACCTCTACCGCTATACCCTCCGGGATATTTACGCCGTAATATTTGAAGTTGCCGAAAAGAATTGTATCATCCGGCATAAAATCATCAATTACTATCGGATAACCGAAAAGGCGTATAATGCTATCGTTTTGGTTATCTCTGGTAAAAATATAATCGCCGTTGCCGTTTTTCGCTTTGTGTACCCGGTTAAAAAGTGTATGGCTTGACATTGCGAATTTCGCGCCGTTTCCGTACCCACGCGCAAGCATAGACATAAGTGTTAAAACATCATCCCCGCTAAATGTTGATACATCTATGCTGTTGGTGCTATCCCACGTTATGCCGGATAATAACCCGGTCGGCTGTCCTGTTCCTGTTCCGTTTAATATTGCTTCATTCAGCGCGGCGCGTATGCTTTCGGTTAGTTCCTCGGTTATGTACCGCTCGAACGCTGTAACACTCATACGCTTTGCCGCAACCGATAACGAAAAGATTTTTAATAACTCATAACCCGCAAAATTAACCGGGTGTACATTTGCTTTTTCCCTGTCAACTGGCGTACCCTCAATATGCCACAACGCCGCCCCGGTGGGTGTGCCTATGGGTACAGTTACATTTGACGGAATAGTAAACATACGGATTTCAAAAAATAACCCGCCCATTGTACGCGCCTTGCTTATAATCTCGTTTAGTGTTTCATCCGGCACAACCGCCGCCGAATTTGTAAGAGTATTAAATACATCCGCTCTTTTTTCTGCTTTTGCGGCGTTAAATGCGCGGGTTTCCCCGGCTGTTAGTGTTTGCCCTAACATAGACTTGAAAAACGCGCTTTTGTATTCTGCTTTTGACATATCCGCGCCACCCTCGAACGCCGCCGCCGCGCCTGTTACCGGGTTAAAATTCTGCATAGTGTTTTCCCTTTTTCCGCTTATATTTTGGGCTGTATTGCTTTTATTCCGGGCAAAAACCGCCGTATCATTGTACGCTGGGAAATTTACCGGGCTTATTTCAAATATCCGCTCTATTTTTGTTATGGTTCGTGTGTTATTCTCGAATGTTTCGCCGTTTTCTGCTACGGAAAACGCAAAAGACATTTTTGTTAAATCCCCGCGCTTAACCGCTGTATATACTTCCCGCCCTTGTTCCGTATCGGGTAATGTTGCCTTAAATTCTAAACCCGCGCCGCTTATGGTTAGTTGCATAGTTTTAGGGGAACGCGCCAACGGCACATCTGCCATATTATGGTTACAACATAGCAAAATATCATCTAAATTTACGCCGTCTAATGCCCCCGCCCTCACAATTTCGGTATAACCGTGTATTTCGGCGGGTACATCATAAGGAATTGCTAAACCCTCAATAACAAGCGGTGTATTTGCCGCTCTTACTTCACAAATTCGCGTTTGCATGGTTTTTCCCTCGCTTCCTTGTTTAATTATTTTCGTTGTTTTCGTCTATTTCTTGGTATTCATCCGCTTTTGCGGCGTTTACAAAATTAAGACTTTGCAACCGTTTATCACCGTCCGGCAGTTCCGGCAATGATAATATTTTGCGGCTTTCGTTTATCGTTAATATTCCGTATGGTAAGAGTTGCCGCAAAAGTGATATTCTCGTTTTCGCGCTTGCAAATTCTAACCGTTCCCCGCCAAAAATAATCTCTCGCCCAAATGCCCGCTCTCGCGGTGTAAATATCTTGCGTGTGTATTCAAGGCTCATTTGTAATGCAAACGGTTCTATTACACTCTCATAAAACGCCGCAAAATCATCCTCGGAGTATTCCCCGCTAACCATTTTTGCGGATATGTTCAAATATGAGTATATTTGACTTTGTACCGCTGTTAGTTGTGCCGGGTCTATTGTTGGTGTGCCGCTTGTGGTTATCGGCGTGTATTCGATTTTGTTATCAATAGCTATAACGCCGCCGCTGTTATTCATTTGTAGATACTCTTTAACATATTTGTCTTTTGCTTCTTTTAACTGTTTCTCATTCAAAATATTAGTGAATTGCAAAACGCCGCGAATAGTTACGCCGTTTTGTATAATCGCTTTTATGCCCTCGGTTTGTGCGTGTGCTGTTTCCAATGCCGGGAATAATGCGGCGTTATCCGTTCCCAAAAGTTCATTTTTTGCAAAATGCCGCCGCAAATGTATAATATCTGCATAGGGAATAATCACATTTGCGCCGTCTTTGAATGTGAATTTACAATACAATGCGCCGCCGCTTTCCTCACTTTGCAAAAATTCAACACTTGCCGGGGTTAGATTGTAAAGCGCGGTTACATTCTCGTTATTGTCGCGGTGTATGAGAATAAATGCGTTATTATCGCAAAAATAAGCGGTTGCCGCTTTGTATAGCAAATCATACGCGCTTATATATGGGTTGGGTTCTATCTGCAAAACCCTGTCAAGCCGCTGTATTGTTGGCATGGTGTACGGTTTCAGCTTCGCGGCGTGTTTGGCTATTGTGTCAACCGCTCCCCGGAAAATAGCGTTATCATATGCCGCGCCGGAAAAAGGGGAAAAGCCGCTATTTATCGGAATGTTTACCCGCATTTCCGGCGGCGTATCTTTGGGCTTGAATAGCTTTTTTATGAAGTTCAAATATTCACCCCCTCAAATCTTACTGAAATACATCCCATTTATCCCATATATCATTTTAGTGCATAATCGGTATATTTGCGGTGTTTTCGCCCTGTCATAAGTACCGCAAATACTCGCTTTTACTGGCGTTTGTACTACTTGTCTATTAGCCATTATATGAGTGTTTACGGCGTTTATGCCTGTTTCATTTCTGCAAAATTGCAAGCGGTGTTTTTGCCGTTTTGTAAATATTGCGTATTTCTGTACATTCGATTTTTTATAAGCGCAAGGCATTTTTTACGTTTAGCGGTGCATTTTTGGTGTATCGCTTCCTATATTATGTACCCGCTTTGCCCTCGTTTGCTTCATTTTTGTATAATGGGATAAATGGGATATATCGCCGTTTAAGTTTTGACGTAATTGTTTTGCAAAACCCTGTAATTCCGCTATTCCTCTATAAAATATATTAGCGCGTTCCCGGTTTTATGCTTTGGGGTGTACCCCAAATGTACCGAAAACGCGCTAATTTTCAAAACGTGATTTTTGTTGTTTGCAATTCTTATGTATTTTGGTTCGTTTCAATGAAAAACGCCGGGTTTACTTTTATCGTTTCGGCGGGTCTGCCCCTTGTGGGTACAGTTTCAACTTTTATATATGCTCGTTCTTCTAAAAACAGTAAAACATGGTTTAGTGATTCTGTATTTTTGAATTTTTGTTTAACGCCGTACCACATTTTACTTTTTGTAATTTGCTTTTGTCCGTATCGCTTTATACGCCCCAACAAATAAAGCGCGTCATTGCTTTTTTGGTCATCACCTGCAAAAACCTTTTGTGCGTGTACTGCTAAACACTCCGCAACCTCGGCGGCGGCTTTCATATGTTCCGCGCTTATTGGAGTGTCGGCGGGTTCTTTGCCGTCCTCGCAACATTGGAACGCATGAAACAACGCCGCTATTCTTATTGATAATCCGAACGCCTTACCATTCCATGACTTGGCGCGTTCCATGCCGTCCTCTATGCGTTTTTCGGGTATGTGGAAGTATTCAACGGCGTATGCCTTCGCTTCCGGCGATAATGTAAGGGTTTTTGATTCAGTCATTGCAACAGTTTTTTTCAATGCGTAATAAATAACTTTTCTGTACTTTTCGCCTATGCCGTCCGGTGGTGTGTCGCTTATGGGTTTGCGTGTTCCGGCTCTTGCGGCGGGATATGCAAACACTATACGCCCGGTTAAACCTTTCCCGGTGTTTTCTTCGTCAACAACAACATTTTCAACAATGTACGGCTGTACGCATATTGCTAACGATATAGCCGGGGTATTTAATATTTCGGGTTCGCGGCTTTTGCGGTGAACGCTTATATAATCGCCGCTATGCCCTTTTAAGTAGATTTCTATATCATCCCCTGCTTGCTTGTAACGTCCTTTCATATTTGAAAAGACTCCCCCCTCACCACTCGCAATGAAAATACGCTCTCCATTTTCTACCAACAATGATATTAACGCTTCGGATGTTGTATCATCTGCAATAAGGGTTAGCGGGTGTTTTTGTTCGTAATTGTCATATGCAATTTGTGCGGCGTTCATTATTTCGCGTTTTTCGTCTGTACCGTCTAATTTGTTTTCGGCGCGGTGTATTGCCGCTCGTAAATCTTTTACTTTTACTTTGCTTCGTGAAATTTCCTCTTTGTTATCGGAATTGTAAACGGTTTGGTATTTGTGAAACGGCTTTACAATATGCCGTATAACCTCGCTTTTCCTTTCGGCGGGTGGGCTTACTGCCACGGCATATATAGAAAGTTGCTCCATGTTTTTATTTATGGATTCCACAATATACTTTTGTTGAAATACTGCCCCCAACGCTCCCAAAATCAAAACCCCCGCCATTTCCGGCGCGGTCTGGGTGTATTCGGATGTACTTTGTATAAACGCCGCTAATGTAGGCGGGAACGCCGCAAAAGGAAATAAAGGCGGGTGTATAATTTCAATCGGTTGTATTTCGCCCCATTGTGCGTATTCTTTGGGTGGTATGTAACCCTCTCTACCAGCTATTTTTTGCAAGTAGGCATTTACGGCGCGTTCCCATATGGTTTGTAGTTCTTTTACCTCTAATGGTGGATTACATTTTTTAGAATATTCCGCAAATTCCCGCCGGGATTTTTCGCCGTCACCGTACTTTTTTAACATTGTGAAGGCAAATTTAGCCATTGTTGCGTTCCGTTCCCCTGCCGGAATTTGCCCCGGTACGGTTGGCGCGGCTTGGATGGATGCGGCGGGTGCTTCCGGCTGTGGCGTTTTCGGTGGCTCGGGTGTTGGTGCTTCTTCACCCGGCGGCGTTATTACAACATCTGCAAGGCTCTCAATATATCCCGCCAAAAAAGAATCACCCTCAAAATACAATACCTCGGCGTTTTCATTACCGAAAAAGAAACGCGCTGTATCTGCGGCGTATTTATCAAAGTATGTAAAAAGTGCTTTTGTACGTTGTTTGAGTGCTGTATATTCGCCGCCGCCCGTTATGGTTTCAATCGGAAAATATACATGGTATTTTGGTCTTGGTGCTTTGCCGTCTTTTTCTTTCATGTGATTTCGTGAAGTAACCGTAAAAAAGCAAATGCCGGGAAAATCGGCTCGTAATATATCGGTTGTTATCCATTCCCCCGGCGTGTCGCTGTCCGTGTTGTCAACGTCGAACATAACGCAATTTGATTGTATATAGTTTTCGTTTTTGCGTTCGTTTTTTTTATATGCCGCCGCTACATGGTCGAATGTAACGGCGGCTTTCAAATCATCTGTATTGTTTATTATCCGCTTGTTTTTGTAAAATTTGTTTGACGGTTCGCCGCATTTGTCGGATGTAAACAATTCAAATGTTAGCATAATTGCCCCCTTTAATTTGTGTTAAATTCAATATCGAGAATTTCAACCGTTCCGTAATTACTACCCTTAATAGGTTGGTTCAAAAGGGTAATTTTGCGTATGTGCTTCATAAGAAATTGCCGCTTTTCTATGTTGGTAAAACTGCCCCAACCATCATTAAAAGCGGTTATAATTTCCTCGCGTGTCTTTGGTTCTTCATAGCTTATTGTTTGGCTTGGGGTTAGTGCTTCAATCTCTGTGAGTATTTTTGCCTTTTCACCGTCAAGCTGTGTTTTAACGCCGCGATATTCTGCAAGTGTGGCATTATCTTCAATGTAAGAATCTAACATTTCCTTTTCTTTTGCTTCTAAGTTGTTTAATTTCGCTTTTAGTTCTTCAATCCGCGCCACCGCCGCTTGTTTTGCTTGCTCAATTTTTGCGGCGGCGTTTTCGTCTGTGGGTAAATTTGCAATGTATTCTATCATTGCCTTTTCTGCGTTCCCGGCTGTCATTCGTTTTGCTTCACAGGCTCGATTAACCCGCGCATAACATACATAGGTGTGGTATACCTTGTTATTTTCTCGGTAGTCCATGTTTGACTTTAACTTTCGCCCACATAACCCGCAAAACAAAAAGCCAACTAAATAATTTTCTTCGTTTGGTTTTTTTGTTGGGGTTACAAGTTTATTCTTTGCCATAATCGCCTGTGCTTCCTTGAAAACTTCCTCGCTTATAATCGCTTCGTGTTTTCCTTTTGCTTCAAAATATTGGTCGGGTTTTTCCATGCCGTATCTAACATACCCCATGTAGTTAGGGTTGCTTATAAGGCTGATTATTTTCCCGGTGTTCCAAAAATAACCGTGCTTGGTGGGTATCTTTTCCTTATTTAATGTTGTGGCTATCCCGGTGAGTGAGTAATTTTGATTGACATACATATCATAAACCCGCCGCACAATCGCCGCTTCTGTTTCGTTTATCGTCTGTATTCTTTCGCCAATGGCGCGGTCGTAACCGTAATTAGAAAAATGCGCCCCGGTTGTATATCCCTCTCGCGCTTTGCGTTCTTTGCCTAATCTCACACGCTCCCCAATGTTTTCACGTTCAAATTCCGCAAATATGCCGATTATCTTTATGAACATACGCCCAGAAGCCGTTGAAGTATCTATACTTTCCGTTAGACTATTGAACGCGCAACCGTATTGTTTGAATAGGTCAATGAGATAAACCAAATCCGCAACGGAACGAGTAAGGCGGTCAAGTTTGAATACCAAAACATTTTTAACGTGTCCGGCTTTAATATCTTCTATCATGCGCTTAATCGCCGGACGTTCTGTAATGTTCTTGCCGCTTATGCCCTCGTCTAAATACACATCATAGATAGACCAACTTTTGGCACTAACGTATGATTGTAATTTTTCCACCTGTCCACGGATTGAATAACCCTCCATTGCTTGTTCTTCGGATGATACCCTGCCATATATTGCTGTTTCCAT